GCCCTTGCCGATCTGAACACCGCCCAGAAGTGTATCAACGACCGCCTGAACAGCGGCGACTTCGAGAACGGCAAATTTCTGGAATGGGCAGACAGGAACCTTCCCGCCATGGTGTGCGAGATGGTGCGTTTCGTGTGGTTTGGCTTGACCCCTGACGGTCACTTTGCCGCCTACATCCCCGCTAACTGGGACTGGCTGACCTTCGACACGGGAACGGATATCACCGAACCCGAGTATGGTCATCTCATTATCAAATACTGAAAGGAGTTTTCACTATGAGTTGTAAACCTGATTGCGGCTATCCCATCAAGCCCGCACCCTTCGCACCCGCTGACCCCGGCTGTGGGCCTTGTGGCCCCCGGCCCCCGATGCCGCCCCGGCCCCCCATGCCTTGCCCCCCTTCTCAGTATGTGGGCAGTCGGTATGTGCCGATTTTCGCTGACCCCATCGAATGGGACAACCACCGCTCTTACGAGAGCCTTACCATTGTTACCCACGACGGGGAGAGCTACACGAGCAAGTGCAACGTTGGCCCCGGTATTGATATCACCAATGAGCGGTACTGGGCAAAGACCGGTGCATATAACGCACAGGTTGCACAGTACCGGGAAGAGGTGAAAGACCTGTCCAGTCAGGTCAACGGCTTTGCTTCTGATAACGCAGAGTTCCGGGAAAAGATCGACCAGTACGACAAGGACAACGCCGCCATGAAAAACACCGTGGCCGCGAACAATGCCCGCGTGGATGCGCTGGCCGAGCGTGTGGCGACCGCCGAAACCGAGATCGACGGACTTCAGGCCACCACCGCCCAGCATACCACCGAACTGGCAAACCTTCACGCCAAGGACGAGGAACTTCAGCGGCAGATCACCAGCAATGATAACGACATTGCCGCCCTTCAGGCAACGGACACTGAGCAGGATTCCCGCCTGAACGGGGTTGATACCAAGCTCAAGAGCCATGATGCCAGCATCGCCCAGAACACAGCCGACATTGCCAAGAACACCAAGAACATTCAGGACAATGCCGCCGCCATTGCGGCCAATGCTCACGAGCTGGCAGACCACGCCGAACAGCTGGCAGACCACGAGGGCCGTTTGACCGCCCAGCACAAAGAAATCACGGCAAACCATGCGGCCATTGAGCGTCTTACCAGTGTGACCGATGGGCTTCGGTCTGACCTTACCGAGGATGAGGCAAAGATTGAGGCCAACCGCGACGCTATCGCCCATATTCAGGAGAAGGACGTTCAGCAGGATGGGCGGCTGGACAAACTGGAAGAGTGTTGCGAACAGGCCAAGGCCCACTTTACCCAGCTGGACACCAAGACCGACAACACCAATGCCGCGCTGACCGCTGAAATCGACCGCGCCAAGGCCGCAGAGCTGGCGAACGGCCAGCTCATTGCCAAGAACGCCGCAGAGCTGGCGACCCACGCCACCGAGCTGGCAGACCATGAGAAGCGTATTACCGCGCTTGAGGGTGACAACACCACCAACAAGCAGGCCATTGCCGATATCAAGGCCAAGAACACCCAGCAGGATACGGCGATTTCCGGCAACACTGATTCCATCACCCATCTGGAAACCGACAAGGCCGATAAAACCGCTCTGGGTAACTACGTTACCAAGACCGAGTTTAATGCCGACCAGAAACGTCAGGACGACATTGTGGGCGACTGGGCAACCGCGCACCCCGGGCAGACCATTTCCGAGTGCGCGGCCTCTCAGGAGAACGAGCTGGCTGAGCACGAGGGACAGATTGCCAAGCTGGAAACGGACAAGGCAGATAAAAGCG